AGCCTAAAGCTACACCTAAGAAAGAAGAAAAGAAACCTGCTACAGTAGTAAAGAATGAAGAAAAAAAAGAATCCGATAGCAAAGATGTTGCAGCATCCTCTGTTTCAACCAAAGAAAGTAAAGAGCCAAAAGCTGTACAACAGAAAGAAGTTAAAGCAGGAACTGTTAAAGTAGATTCTCAAATAAAAGATATTGGTAGAGATATGAAGCTAACTAGTCTAGCTGTTATAAAGGCTATGACAGATAATACTATGATTGTTTCTTATTCTATACCTTTTTATAAGAGTAAAAAGATTTATGAGAACCAATTATCTATTGCAGATACAAAATTACTGTACACAGGCAATAGTCTTGGTGTATACATCTCTAAAGATCCAGTGGTTCAATATCAAAATGCTTTGATAGACATTAGATCAGAGAAGCAACAATTATTAAACGAGATACAAGTATTAAGAAATGGATAAAATTAAAAATCAATTAGGAAGTATTGTTACCTTAATAGGTTTAGTAGGTGCGATTGGAGCTGGCTTTATTAAGTATGGAGAAGTAATGGAACGATTAAATTCTATGTCTTCACCTGATCTATCTCCTATCTCTAAAGAAGTTAATTCACTTAGCACTAAGATTGCTGTTATGGATAAAGAGATTAAGTTTTTAAGATTAGAAATTAAAGAAATTAAAATAGCAAATAAAAATCCATTAATGAAATGAGATATGTCTATCTCTTATGGACCACTCTTAATCAACAAAGAGAAAAAACTATAGATCATTGTAATCCTTTTATGTATACTGGTTTATAATATGGTTAAGAAGGCACATCAAAATCCCAAAGGTGGTCTCAATCAAAAAGGTAGAGAACATTTTAAAAGAACAGAAGGATCTAATTTAAAAGCTCCTGTTAAGTCTGGCACGAACCCAAGAAGAGTTAGCTTCGCTGCAAGGTTTGGCGGAATGAAAGGTTCTTTATTAAATAAAAATGGAGATCCCACTAGATTAAAACTTGCTTTAAAAGCATGGGGGTTTGGCAGTAAAGAAGCTGCTAGGAATTTTGCTGCACGCCATAAGAAAAGTTAATGGCTAAGAAAAAACAAGCAAGGGAATTTATTGCAGGTAGATGTGGTATTTGTAATCACGAATATATGGCATCCGATGGTGGTTGGATTGTTAATGCAGAACACAAATTGTTTTGCCATCATTATTGCTTTGACTTATATTTACATAATAATAAAATAGGAAGATTAACACAAACTAAAAGGAGATATAACTATGCCAACAGTAGGTAAAAAAAAGTTTGCTTATACTAAAAAAGGAAAAGCAGATGCTAAGAAGTACGCAAAGAAAAAAAATAAAATGGCTAAAGGTTTTAAAAGTTTGCTAATGAAATAATTATAAAGAGTTTTTAATCTCTTTGTAATCTTCCCAAATTCTTTTTCCTTCTTGCCACAAATGCTCTTTGTTATGTTTCATTCGTATATGATGGATCATGGTACTATGATCTCTCTTACCAACAAACATAGAGATAGAATTTAACGAGATATTTAATACTTCTTTAATTAAATTAATAACAATAGATCTTGCCTGGACAATAGGAGTTAGTCGTTTAATAGAAACAAAATCTTCTAAAGAAATATCATACATAGCTAAAGTTTTATTGATAATATCTTCTGCAATCTTTTTGGTACTGCTAGTAACTTTGCTAGAAAAGTTTTTGTTTACATATTTTACTCTGACTACTTCTTTATTAAAAGAAAGAGCTTCTACTCTATCTAATTGCTTCTTATGTTTTAAGCCGAGGTTATATCCATTTCTTGCAGCTACAGAATAGATAACTTTTTCTCGTTCTGTTAAGTCTTTGTAGGGAGTAAAATTTAATGTTTGTTCTAATTCTTTGTTTTGTTTTATGTTAAGCATAGTATCCTCTCTAGTTGTTTTGCAACTTTGCATTGTTTTTTATGTACCAATTATTATCTAGTAGATAACAACTGTTCTTCTGTCTGCATTACTTGGTTCATCAACTGAATAGATTGTTGATGATACTTGTTTGCTTTAGACTTTAGTTCCAGAAACTTTTCGTGTTTCTTTTGCTGTTGGTCCTTCAGCTTTTGCAGACGACTCTTGAGTTCCATCAAGATTCTCCTTTTTTACTTTGTTAAAATGGATTCTAACTGTGTCCACTTTTACTTCTACAAAAGTACCACCCTGTTCCTTTGCAGCATTTTCTACAGTATCGTAACTTTCTTTATAAACAAAATTACAAGTACCATGTTTATATTTATATATTTTTTCCATTTTGTCTATATCTTTTTGTGTAATTCTTTTGCCATATCCATATAGATACTAGCATCTAAATAACTATCTGATTTGTATTTCTCTGTAGTTCGTAACATCTTTAACATGACCATACATTGAGCTACTTGGTGTGGTTTAATATCTGCATGAAGATTATCTTTAAGAACAACAGACCAAAGCATAGCTAGTAAATTAAAATTAATCTCATAGTTGCCATACTCTTTGTCTTTTTCATTTCTTAATTTAGTTTTAATCTGCTCTTCTAAATTTATTGTTTTGGTCATAAATCTCCATCTGTGTTAATTTAGCTTCTAAGCTGCTTAATGTTGCAAACGATGTATCATCTCCAGGTACATCTGTTCGTGTCTCTATAGCAAGACTAACTAAGTATCGTAATATTCTTATCTGTTCTGTGTCTAACATAATTCCTTTTGTTTTACTCTTCTGGTGGGAAAAACAAAAAATTAATAGCCAAATTGAAAGGGGAAGTGGCTAAAAAAAAACCCACCAGAAGAACGGGATTTAATTCAATTAAAATTGATTTTTAAATCCTGTGTTTGGTTTAGCATAAGCTGGCTTACTTGCAAAGTTATTTCCTGCAGGTTTCGCAGCACCTCCAGATGGAGTGAGGATTATTGTTAATCCACCGATCTCATCTTTAGATGCAAACGCAGCTTGATTATACCATGTACCATCAGGCATTTTCACACCGATAGTCCAGTTCTTACCCTCTGGTGCATTGGGGTTAGCTGGTCCTACCATAACAGGAAGATTAGATCCTTCTGTATATTTAGGGTTTGGTACTAGGTTCACATACACTTTATTTGTGTCTGCCATTGTTGTTTGCTCCTTTATTTGCCAATTAGTTTTGGCTGTTTAGTTGTTCCATACGATTTTCATACTCTTGTTTGAGTATAGAAAAACCATCTGGATTTTTAGTTTTAAGATATTTAATCTGATCTGCGTACACTGTATCTTTCAAGTATTTTAATCTTGGAAGATGAATAGCATTTGCAAATTCATTTTTAATATCCTCAACATCAACCTCTCCTGCTCTTGGCTGAGTTTGATTGATGCTACCACTCGCTTTTGCTTGTGATTTTTTAGTAGACTTAAATGGTTTAGCTTCGTAACCATCCTCACTGTCTAAGCCTGTTCGTAAATTTAGTGCATTAAGAAACGCATACTTTTTTGCATACGACATTCCATTACCACTTCCAAACTTATCCAAATTTCCTAGTGCAGAAGTTCCATTGATACATACAAAGTCATCTGGATTATCAATGTCATGTATCTTCATGTTACATACTATCATTATAAAACTATCTGTTACTTGGTTCTCGTAAGTGCATATTGGGTACAGACCATTAGACAATAAAGCTTCCATAGCAACCGCTTGAACGCTGTCATGTAGTAGAGGGTTGAACTTCATACCCTGGACCTTATCTGCTTTTTTCACTCCACCTGCTTCACAACATGCTTTGTGTAGTTTTTTAAATATACTCATTTTATTTCTCCTATTTTATTGTAAATGGATGTTCAAAAATACTTGGATATTGATGAAACCATTTCATTTGTTTTTTTTGCCATTCAGATAAGCTATCCAAGTTAGCCACCATTATAGTTGCCAGAAATACAAAGCTGACAATCATAATCTTTATTAGTTGTTTCAATTTTTTATTTTTGTTTTCTTTTTCTTTTATTTCATATTGTAATTGAAAGACATCCACCTTATACAAGTCCTTATTCTTTTGGTGGATAACTCTGTTTGCCGTGTTTTGATCCATCATTACATGTTCCATAGTTTATGGGTTATCTCTTGTTGCTCTTCGGTAAGATCAGAGTAATAAAAATTACTAAGATCAGGAGCTTCTACATACTGTGCCATCTTCATAGGATCGCCTTTAGAAATTTCAAATAAATTCTGTATGGTAAATGCCTTGTTACATAATTGTTGGTAATGATATTCTAACCTGTCATTTTCTGGTTCAAATATTTTATATTCTTCTTGATTGACATAACCTAGGTAAGGTTTCTTTTTTCTGTCATTGGCTACCCAATAGAAGGCAACTTGTTTGAGGTATGTTGGTTCGCACTTGTCTATATCATCAGGTAGTTTTTGAACGACTGTTGCAAAACCATTTTTATTTTTTCTAAAGTTAATTGGTTTGGATTTTAATTCTAAAAATTTATCTTCACTTTCAAAATCTATTCTACCTAATATATCTAAGACCAAACCTTCTGGTTTGTGATGTACATATCGTTCACTAGATAATTCTCGTTCTCCAAATACTGCTTTGACTAACTTTAAAGTTTGTTCAACAGAGGCTTTGCACGAAGGTATCATTTCTATTCTGCAATATTCATCTCTTGCATCTTTAGGTTCGTTTGCTCTATTAATTTTTTCTTTTTCTTCTTCAAAGATTTTTTCAAACGCTTCTGGTTTTACTTCTCTCTTATCCGCCTTTTCATAAATATATTTTGAAACTATTCTTGAAGCGACATTACCACATAATGCTCCGTAGTGAGCTTTGTAACCTACCTTGTTTGCTCTTCGCATTGCTTGGGTGGAAGCTACATACGAAATAATATATTTTTGAATAGGTATGTTTAAACTTGATGGACTAAAATGTTCGTAACCTTGACCACCACTAAGTTTGGATCTTATTGTTTTTGCTAATTCATCTTTCATTTTTTTTCCTTTGTTGTTTTTTATTGTGGATAGCATTTTATCTATTGCTTTGTCAATACAATAAATGTTATAACCAAAACAATTAACAAACAAAAGGAAAAACAATGACATTAGAAGAATACAAGGTAAAAAATAAACTGTCTTATTATGTACTAGGACAGAAGCTCGGCTGTGAGGGAATTAATCCTGCGGTTTCTGCACAAAGATATGCACAGGGTAAAAGATTTCCTAGACCTAAAATGATCTTGAAGATTGAGAGCATTACTAACAACGAAGTAACAGTGAGGGATTTATTAAATGAGTACATCAAAAAAAATAAGTAAATTTCCTTACCCGCATGTTAAAATTATCTGGGAGGATATTCAGCAAACTAATGAGGCATGGATAGATCAGGAGGATATATTAAAAAAGGATGTAGCTATCTGTTCTGATACTGGTTTTATCTATAAAAAAACTAAAGATAAGCTATGGCTATTTACTTCCTATTCTTATGACACTGAAAATAATTTGTCTGTTGGTGGACTTACTGTATTTCCAGTTAAGACAATTAAAAAAATAGAAAAGATTTAATGGCTAGGCA